TGGTGGTAGTAGTAATTTATCTGCTGTCCTTACTGCTGGTAATACTGCTACAAATAGCATTATCTTAAATAATGGTGCTACAAATGTGATTACTATTAACCCATCTATCAATGATATTGTAATTACTGATGGAACAACTACTAATACAATTACTAAAAATGGAATGACTACTCACAACACAAATCAAAACACAACACACTTTCTCAATTTTGTCGCCAGTTCTACTACTGGAACAAGTCAAATACAAAAAACATCAGGAATAGAGTGTAATCCTTCAACTAAAACTATTACAGCAACAACATTCGTGGGTGATTTAACTGGTAATGCTACAAGTGCTACGAATGCTACGAATGCTACGAATGCTACGAATGCTACAAATGCTACGAATGCTGTAATTGGAACTGATAATGTTTCAACACTCGTCTATCCTACTTTTGTTAAAACGAGTGGTGCTGGAAACAAAGGTCTTTTTATTGACGATACGACAACTGCTTTATCTTTTAACCCTTCAACTGGAAACTTGACTACAACAACCTTTACAGGTGCTTTAAGTGGTAATGCTACGAGTGCTACAACTGCTACGAATGCTACGAATGCTACGAATGCTACGAATGCTACGAATGCTACGAATGTTGGACTTACAAGTGATAATACGAGTGGAACATATTACATACCATTCGCAAAGACGAGTGGGACAGGGAATAAACCCCTCTTTATTGATGACGTAACGACACCTCTCACTTACAATCCAAGCACAGGGATATTAACAACAACAAATATAAGAACTACCTCTACTGAAATTGCATTAGGATTTGGTGCGGGATTAACACAATTGTTAGGTTCAATCGCAATAGGAGATAATGCGGGACAAAATCAAGCGATAGGTTGTGTCGCAATAGGAGATGGTGCGGGACAAACCAATCAACAGACAGGAGGAGTTTCAATAGGATTTGGGACGGGACAAACCACACAAGGAACACAATCACTCGCAATAGGAACAAATGCGGGAAATTCAGGTCAAGGGTCAAGTGCAATCGCATTAGGATTTAATGCAGGTTTTTTAAATCAACACAACAACTCTATTATCTTGAACGGAACAGGAAGTCAATTAAATAGTGATGGAGCAAGTAGGTTTTTCGTAGCACCAATTAGACCACTCGCATCAGCGTCACCTGTGTTAGTTTATAATTCTACTACTGGCGAAATAACGTATAACTCATCATCAATCAAAAATAAGAAGAATGTGATAGATTTACAAACAGATACTTCCAGTATATATAATGTTAGGGCAAGGGAATATGATTGGAAAGAAGATGATAAACATTTTATAGGTTATATAGCAGAGGAATTAGATGCTGTTGATACAAATTTTACTTGGAAACAGAATGACGAACCCGAAGGTATTGAATGGTTTAATCTTTTGTTATATACAATAGAAGAAATGAAAAAGTTAAAAGCAAGAGTAGATGAATTAGAAAAGGTATAATGTATTTAAATGTTAGTAACAATATCGCCCTTAAATCGTTTCGGCACGTTCTCTCTTCGCAATAAAACCCACAGCATCTTCACTCCTGCAAAAAAACCTATACAACGGGTATTTAATAACTACCATACCTTTCTGCTTACGAGGTTTGCTATAAAAAAAGTATTCAAAATAATCAAAATCTAAAAAGTCAAGAATGTAATAACGCATATCTTTCGGCAATTTCTTAAAAAATGGTATAATTTCCATGCTATATATATACATATAGAATGGAAAATGACTGGACGGCAGATATAGAATGCGTTCTTGAAAATATACGTCAAAACTGCGTGGTCTTATCAAACGAACACAAGACCCAATACTTCTACCTAAAATACATCTTACAATTCTTCCGCCTCCCTGTAATCATCATTTCGGGCGTGAATTCCATCGTGTCAGTTGGATTTCAACCCTACCTTAATCAGGGTGCAATTAGTATAACAACGTGTATTCTTGCTCTTGCTTGTTCCATTATAGGGTCAATAGAATTGTATTTAGCAATTCAAAAGGGCATGGAGGTCTCACTGGTTTCACAGCAATCGTATTATCTACTCGGTGTAGATATATACAAAAACTTATCTTTATCAAAAGAACACAGACCTATTCCTGCAAAAGAATACTTGGAGCGGTGTTATAATGAATATGTTAAATTAACCGAAAGTTCTAATGCTATTATTAAGAATTTAGAAGATAAACTCGCACCATTACCAATTCCATTACCGAAATCACCTTCATTCTTCTCCTTTCCACCATCTAAAAAAGAAAAACAAAAAAAAGACAATGCAGAAGATAATGTAGTTGTTACTTTGACAGAGGAAGAGGAGTTCAATATCACGATTTAACTTTTGAGGATTTCTCATTCTTATAAATAGATTATAGATTAAAATACAAAAATATAATCTTAATATAGTTTATAGAATGGAAACGAAAGATTTAGATAAACTATTTGAAGATAAGAATATCTCACAGAGTTCTAAAAATCTGTATTTGAAAAATTTAGAGAGGTTAAATGGAGGGGTGTTAAAGAATTTCAACTTCTTGAAAGATATAGAAAAGGTCATGGAAAAAATCCAAAAGTATAAACCAAATACTCAACGAACTTACATTATTTCAATCGTCTCTCTGTTAAAATCTTTAACAGCAATTCAACCAAAGAAATACAAAAAGTTGTATGATAAATATTATCCATATTTAGAAAATCTAAATAAGGAATTAAAAAGTAATGTTGAAAAGACCGACAAAGAGAAAGAAAACTGGATAGAGCAAGATGCAGTGTTGTCTAAACTACAAGAGTTAAAAGACAAGATTAATCCTACTGCTAAAAAACTGAATGAAACTCAATATCAAGACCTTCTCAACTATCTATTACTATCTCTCTACACTTTACAACCACCACGTAGAAATGCTGATTATCAAAATGCACTGCTTACCAAGAACCCTGATTTCAAAAATTTAGATTGTTTTAAGGACTACAATTGGGTTGATTTGAATGACAACAAATTTGTCTTTACAAAATTTAAAACGTCCAAGACATATCAAAATCAAGAAATAGCGATTTCACCTGAATTAAGAGAGGTAATAGATTTATATTTGAAGCATCACCCACTTCGTAAGTTGCTTACAAAGAAAACGCAAATACCTTTTATCGTGAATTATAACGGAGACCCATATACTAATAATAATGACTTTACCCGTTTGCTTTATAGAATATTTGATAAAAAGATAGGTGCAAGTATGCTTCGTAAGATTTTCTTAACTTCAAAGTATAGTGATACAATGGATAATTTGAAGAAAGATACGAACGACATGGGGACATCAACTTCCACTGCTGAAAATCACTATATAAAGGAATAAGATTATTATTTTTCAACTTCTAAAATCAATCTTACCAAGACCTTTTTACTATATTACTAAAAAGGTCTTTCTACTTAACCCAATGAGAAACTAATTCATCGCCAGTCATTTCTGTTTCTTTCTTCCATTTGCTTATAAAGGCAATGAACTCTTCTAAATTATAGTAAAAGTCCTTCATCATTATTGTCCTCAAAATGACCCAACGACCACATGTATTAATTCCGTTTTTAAGTTTTTGAAACTTCTTTTTGTTGTAGATAATAGGAACGTCCTTTGGAACTTTTTTGAAAAGGTCTGTCAAAAGGTCTCGGTCTTGTCCTAATAATTTTCTTATAAATTTCGGTATAAAAGACAATTCACTATCTACAAATATGCCGTAACTATCAAATGCTTCCAGTGTATCCTTCTTTGTTTTAGGGTCAGTATATCGGTAGATTGCAACCCAGTGTCCGCTGTTCTGTTTTTGTTCTATAAGAATAATCTTATAACTTCTATCGTGAGGAAGTAAATCGTAGATAGAATTGACGTTTGCTAATTCGTTGTATTTGATAATATCATCGTAAGCACTTTCACCGAGATGATTTCTCAAATCTAAATCAGTAATGTTTGTTTGAATAGTTTGTTCTAAACTTTGTGGTTCTTCCATTATATAGTATTAGAATATTTTTTATTCGTTTATTTAGCAAAATATAATCTAATATAATAGTATAGTAGAAATCTAAATGGTTCATTTTCAGCAAGATTATTTAGTAGGCACTGCAAAGCAAAGAATTGTCTTACCTTATTTAGAGCAACATTTCGGGGACATTATACCGACAGAAGAACGATGGGCGAAATTTGATTTTTACAATCAAAACGCCATATTTGAGTTGAAATCAAGAACAAACAAGAAGAACCAATACCCAACAACCTTGATGACATGCAATAAAGTGATTGATACAGAGAAGGACATATATTTCTTGTTCTATTTCACCGATGAACTTTGTTATATAAAGTATGACCCTGAATTATTTAGCAAGTTTGAGAAGAAACCCTATTCAAGAAT